GCCAAAGTCTGTTCGGTCTCTGCGATAAGCGGGGTGAGTCGGGTAATTTCAACGAGATCGCCCTTCTTTACCGCATTGGTCATGGCGGTGTTTTGCGCCGCTAGGGCCGACGCGATCAGGTTTATGAGTTCTGAAATGGACATTAAACCAGCACCACGAGTTCTTGAGCGGTTGTTGATAGGTGAGAATTGAGAAGCACCACGTCGTAGGTGTCTGTGCCGTCAAGGGCGGCATAAGACGACATGCGTTGGCCCAAAGTCGCCGTACCCGCTTGAATGTTGTCTGTGGCCGTGAAGGGCGACAGCACTCGGTTTTTAACGTCGAAACGGTAAATCTGGTTGGCCGCAGATGCCACATAGATGTTGAGGTAGAACATTCGGCCTTCGTTGCTAAACGGCGCATAAGCCCCGCACGTCCCAACTGTTAAGGTTAGTGCGCCGTCATAAGTCACGGTGCCGGTCCACGTTCCAGCGATGGCACCAGCAATATCTAACACATCAAGGTTCTGCGCCACGCCTCGGAAGAAATACAGGAACGACTGGCGGGCGTTTCGCGCTGGATCGGGTTGGATGCCGTAAGACGGTGCCCACAAGCCACCCGATGCGTTGGCCGCAGGTGCCGCGCCAAAATACGTCGTTGACCAAGCGTTGGTCACGATGCTGTTCGTGCCGTTGTTGATGGTCGTGTCGTTGTAGTTCCACGTATAAACCGACGTGGTACCTGTCGAACGCCCAAGGATCAGGTTGGGCAGTTCGATGACGTACTTAGCCGACGATGATGGCGTGACAGCCCAAGCGGTCCCCATCGTGTAGACAGGCGACGGACCAGCGGTGTGCGAGGCAATGATGCCGCGCTGGCCGACTGCCGTGACGTTAACCGTGTCCTGCACAATCCTGATCTGGAAATTGCGATATTCGTTTGCCTTCACGACACTATCGCCATCTGTGGCCTGACCTGTAAGGCTGCTAGCGCCCGCAGCGGTCGCCGCTAGTGCGTAACGTGCCGATAGGTTGGTATCGTAAAGGTATGTGCCTTTGATCATGCCCTCGCCGGGTACGCAGTCATAGGGCGTGTATTGCTCATCCAGAGCCAACAGCGAGGTATCGGTGCCGACCGTGGCGGGTAAGCCGACAATTGACAGGCCGGTTGACAGCGTGTTGGTGGCAATCTCAAATGAGCGCCAAGCGTTCGCGGCCATAACACCCGCCGACAGCATAAACACGCGACCGGATAGGATTTCGTAACCGTCGTTCGAGGTGGGAGTAAAGGTCAGCGGCGCATTAAGCGTGATGGTTGGGGTGGTTCCAGCCGTGTTGCCGACAATATAACGCTCTTCGACCTTACCAGCGGCCTTGCCGATGATGCGAATTTTGAAGCCGTACTCGCCAGAACCGCCGCGGTTGGCGAGCATGTTCAAGCCGACAGCGGTTGGGAACGCCGTGGAGATGATAACCGAACTGGTCGTGGCACCTGCGGCCAAGACGCCTTTGAGGCCCTGCGACGGCGCAAACACCATCGCCGCACCAGCGCCGAACGTGCCAGCCAGTGCGGGGGATTGAACAAAGTTCCAAGCCTTGGAGACGATGTTGTAGCGGTTCAGGACCGTGGCGTTGACCAGTTGGTAGACGAACGGGTTGCGTGACACGTCAGATCGCAAATCCGAGCAAACGCAGGTAGCCGCCGCCGTGGCATTTGGCGCGGGCGCGACTTGCACCCACATCTGGCGGTCGATGACCTTTTTGAACGTGTTAGCCATTAGGTGATCCTCGATCTAACTATTGCGGCCCAAGCCGACACGTTTTGCCCGTTGGTAAGCAGTTGGGCCTGCTGACCGCCCATGTTGGTTTGGTTAGCAACGTTGCTGACCGTGCCGACCGTCGTAACCGTGCCGACCGTCGTAACCGTGCCGCTTTCGATTAAGGCTGTGACGCGGTTCCTACCCAAGGCCACGTCGTAGCCTCTGGGGCTGTTTGTGGCGTTCAGGAGGCGGATCAGCAGGGTTTGCATACCGTCTAGCAGTTCGTCTGCGATGACGTTGCTTGTGACCACAGGGGCAGCCGAGATCGTTCCTACGGGCGTGTAGACCGCGTTGGTGTTGAGGTTGAAATAGGTGATTGTCGTGCCGTCGTCTCGGCTGACAAATAGCGCACCCGTGTCGTCCGAAAGCAGCACGTCAGCCAAAGCACCCCCGCCCCCACCACCGCCGCCCGTCGTGGGCAGCGGATTAGCGCCGTCGATGGGTAGACCATCGGCGCTGTTTAGCTTTACAGCTTCGGGAGCGGAGCCTACGTGCATGATTTACGCCAAAAACTTGAGCTTGTAGAGCGTGCTGCGATACAGGCTCTCAATCTCGTCAATGATGTTCTGGAGAGGGGTGTCCGACTTTTCAAAAGCCTCGTACCGGCACTCTCGCAATTCCTTCAGTTGGTTTTCAAGGAACTCAATGATGTTAGCCGTTTTCTTGGCCGATTGCAAAGTGATCGGCCCCATCAGACCGTACTCACCCTGATAAACCTCTGCCAGCGAATCAGCTAGGCCCACGATCTCGTCGTAGAACGTGTTGAGGGCCGAGTGTTTGGCAAAACTGCGGGTGTTCAGATGCACCGAATGGGCCACATCCCGCGCTAGGAATAGATATCCGATGAAATTGGCTGGGGTCTCTTTCATTGCGGCATTTCCTGCATGGGCATTTCTTCAGGCATCTCTTCGGCCACGCCTTGTTCGGGCATAGGCATCTCTTCAGGCGGCATTTCCATCATATCGTCGCCCATTTCAGGCCCTTCACGGCCTGGCATTTGGCTGACAAGTTCGCCGCTGCTCATCATGCCGTGCAGGGTGCCCATAACTATATCTTGGATCTGTTCGGGCGACATAGACGCTTGAACAGCTGAAATACGCTTGGTTTCAGCGTCATAAGCCTTAATTTTGGCCTCAAACTGCTTAACCTCGACGTCTTGCGCCTCGATTGAGTTCTGGACGTTCTTGAGAACGTCGTGAAGTTGGTCGAGTTCTTGGCCCATGCCCTGAATTTGCTGCTCTGCGGCTTGCAATTCGGGCGATTTGTCGTCGTCGGACAGCAGTTTGGGGTCGATGGTTTTGCGGAAGCGCTTTGCCATCTCTTGAGCGCCAGGCCAGTCCATGTTTTTGACAAAAAGGTCGCCTGCGACCTGCCAAAGTTCGGGATTGCCCTGCAAAAGCTGCGCCATGCCGTCAAGCGCCTCTTGACGCTTGGTCATGTAGCTTGGGCCGGTCGTTACAACCACGTCGTACTTGCCGACATTGGGGTTGTAGATCTTTTCGAGGACGATTCCGTTCTCGTCTTGGATCTTTTTGACTGGCTCTTGCTGGTCAGGGTTTAACTTGACCATGCCGACTTCGCCGTCGAGGCCCACAATGCGGGCCACGCGCTGCGTGTCGTAGATTTTGGGGATCAGATCGACCAGTTGCCGTGTGATGTGGCGAATAGCGCGGGCGAGGTTGTCCACATAATGATAGGTGCCGGTGTCGCCCTGCTTCTCGCGTGCCAAGATGGCTTTACCGGAGCGCTCATTGCTGGTCGCGCCTAGGCTGGAATCGTATTGGCCGGTGGTGGACTTGATGTCGTCGGACGCGCCTGCTTTAGCCTGTAGGAGGCCGCTGGACGCCATTGGAGGCTGCGCCCGCTGCGGAAGTGGCAGCATGTTGCCAGCGCCGTCAGTGACGTCCGGATTGACTTCCAGAAACGGCCAGTTGTTGGTGTTGGCCGTCTTCCAGTTCATCTCGTAGCCTTCAAACTGGCCGCCGTAGCCAATGAAGGGTGCCTTGGGTGCCAGTGCCAGCATTTCTGCTTCTTGGCTGACCCAGTAGTTGTACATGCGCTGGGCATCCTTGGCGTTACGCACCAAGCCCGACACATACATGCGGCCATCGACCTCAAACTCGTTACCAACCACGCGCACGACCGGAATCCATTTGCCCGCCCATTCGCGCTCTTCAAGGATCTCAAAGCCGTTGGTCTTGCACCACATGACCTTCTTGCGTTCGGCTGTGCGCGAGCGCAGCGGCTTGCCGTACATAGCCTTGAGTTGCTTGTCTTCGGGCGTGCCTTCAAAAGCCGTCACGTTGTCGGGGTAGAGGTTGAGTTTCTTAGGCTCGCTCTCGTAGTAGAAATACTCCGCGATCCGCACCGTGTTCTCGCCCAGCCACTGGCTGATGCTCTTATCGCCCACGCCTTGCGACATAAGCGAACTGACGGGAATGGCGTCGGGGAACTGGTGCGCGTACTCGGCCTTGGTGATGTCTTCGGTAATGAAGCACCACTTGGCGTCGGAGCCGCACGGATCTTGGATCGTCGGGTCCATATAGACGCTGAACGAGTTGCGGATGCGCCCAATCAGGATGTCTTGGTCGAAGCTATCGTCGCTGCAATAGTCCGTCAGGACGCGCAGGTAGCCCTCGCCGTATGTGACCTGGTTGTCGCAGGCTGTGTCGTAGGCCACGTCGGCGTCCGACATATACTCAATGTGGCGCACCATGCCGTCGAAAATCTCGGCGACCTCAATGTCGCCCTTGTCGTCGGCGGGGATGACCTTGCCGCTAGGGCGGTTCTGCCGCTGCTCGTTCGTCACCTGACGCACATGCTGGGGCAGCTTGTTGATGGTCAGGCAGGGCCGCGCATTGATGGTCTGGCCCTGCACCGAGCCACGGGTAGCCAAGACGTCCGCAGGCCATTGCCATTGGTTGTCGGGGCTACCCGCCATGAAGCGCAGGTCGTCCAACTCGTCCTCACGGGACTCACTATAGGACGAGATCGCCATGTCGAGGCGGGTCCGCATAGTGCTTAGGCGGTCGCTGTTGCCCTTTTCGCCGGGGGCACCGCCGCCGACGTTGGCTACTTGGCCAGCCTTAATGATACCCGTGCTGTCCATGCGCGTTACTTTTTACCTTTTGGAGAAACGTCTTATAGGCAGTGGATCAGTGCAAAGTTAATCACGATAGCTTCCGCCAGCGGCCCACCTGAGATGTTCCGCAAGGTGATGCTGACCGTACCTGCGCCGAGGGCGTTGGCAAAGCAGTTGTACGAGCCGGGGGTAGCTTGACCGCCGGAGATGGTCAGGATGACCGTATCGTTGGCGCTGATGAGGCTGTTGTTGAGCGTGAACGTGGCGTTCGTGGCCGTAGCAAGCGAAGCGGCGTTCATGGTAATGCGGCCTGCCGACTTGTTCAGCGTGACAGCGGTGGACTTGTCGGTCAACTGCGTGACGGTGCCTTGCGCGTCGGCGGTGTAGCCAAACTCGTTGCCGGAGTAGATTTTATCTGCCCCGATGATGTTCTGGTCTTCGTAGGCGACGCCGATTGGCTTAGTGTTCACGGACATATTAAGACCCCATCCAGGAATTGGTTACACTGCTGCCGGCAGAATACGCTCGTTTAGTCTCTTTTGCAACATAGGTCCGATGCGCGACCGGAAAGGCGAAGGTGACGCAGATCGCGTCGGCGGCGTCGGGCGATGCTAGGCCGCGTGCCTTCATGTCCTTCTTGCTCTCAAGGAAGATGGACCCCTTGCTGTCGGGTTTCATGAGCGGGCTAATCAGGTCGGTCTTAAGATAGCGATCACTAGGTATTGAGGCCGTCTTGAGCCACTCGCGCATCTCGCCCCACATCTCGGCACGCTTGTTGCCATACATGAGCGGGTTCTTAGCCTTGTTGCCGAAGTTGATGCCCTTGACCTTGTAGCGCTGCTCCTTGAGCCGGTCCACGACGCCCGCCCCTAGACCGCCCTCGTCGATCACGACTAGCGCCGGGTTGTACTCCTCGATAGCCTCGATCACCCGTCCAACCGATTCCATCGTGTCATCGCCGCGAAAACGCTTAATGGCAATAATGTCCCGCCCCTGACGTACAGCAATAACGGTGGCGTCCGCGCCGAAACGCGCCGGATCAACACCAATGACGATGGGTGCTGTCTGATCCTTATAGCGCTCACGCTTCATCGCCTCGTCTACGGTTAGGTTCGAGATGAACTGATCGTCCCCGGCGTTGGGGAACATCCCGTAGACCTCGACGTGAGCCTGGCTTGAGTCGGGGCCATACTCGTCAATGATCTGCTGATACACCGCCTTGTCGGTGCCTTCAACGCTGCGGGCATCGACGACCTTGTTCTTCCAGAAGTCGCGCTTGGAGTTGAACGCCTCGTAGAAGTAGCCCGTGTTGCGGCGTGGGTTGCTGAACGCCAGCCAGAAGCGGTTGGGCGTGTTCTCGGTGAAGAAGCCGCTCGCCACGGCCCAGATGCTGTCGGGGATACCGGAAGCCTCGTCGAAGATAAGCTGCACGCCGTCGTAGTTGTGCACACCCGCGTAGGCGTCGGGATTCTCCTCCGACCACAACCGGCCCTCGACGGCCCAGTAGCGCGTGCCCTTCTTGAGGTCGCGCTCAACCAGTTCGGTAATCCACTTGGCAGGCATGATGCGTGTGGCGGCGACCTCGTACCAGTGGCTGTTGAGGCTCATCGCCAGCCACTTGGTTATCTCGGCCCATGTGACCGACCGCAACTGCGATTCAGAGTTGGCCGACACGATGGTCGTCGATCCAATCCGCGTCGACAGCATCCAGATCACCAGCCATGAGACGAGCGCAGACTTCCCGATACCGCGCCCCGATGACGTCGCCATGCGGAAGGTGTCGAAATCCACCTTCCCGTTGTTCTGCTTGATGTGCTCCTTGAGATCCGAAAGCACTTCCCTCTGCCATTTGCGCGGCCCCGTAAAATATTCCAGCGGTGTGCCTTTCTGACCCCACGGAAAGGTTAGCATTACAAAAGCGAGTGGGTCGTCTTTGATGACGGGCGACCACATCCTCGACATGAGGGCCATTTCATCTGAGGCGCTATACTGCGTCGTTTGCATTATTTGAACTTTTTCATTCGGCCAAATGCCAATCGACCGCTAACAAGTCAGTTTGCGACGCAAGCCAAGGAACAAAATGACCGTCGGCAGTTCTCATAAAAATGTACGGAAGCGTCATCTTTGAGTGCTCGTCTGGAACCTGAAGCTCAAGCCACATGCCTTTGCCATTCCAGCCCACACGGCAAACTTGCCAGCCATCACGAAGTTTATCTAAAGCCCATCCAAAATCTTCATCCCAACTATTCATTTTCATCACTCCTTCTAGGGTTAAAACGGAATCTCATCATCAGAAACCGGCAACGCAGCGCGAGCCGCCGGACGCGCCGCCTGATCGTCGTTCGGCTTAAACAGCGAGCACAAGATATTATCCCGCTCGGCATTATTCGGAACGCCCGCCGGATTAAACGTGCGCTTCAGCATTAGATACGGCCCATTGTCGCCGTCCATCATCACGCCAATATTTTCGTAGCGGTTTTTCGTAGCCCCGGTTTTGTCGGTGTAAGATCCAGTCTTCACCGCAACGTCGTATAGTTTGCTAGCCATGTTTCATCATCCTCGCTTTGTGAACGTGTTTAGCCCAGCCCTCAGGGTTTTTGTGGCCCCGCGATCGACCAAGCGCGATTAAATCATCAATTGTTTTTGCCGACGCCTGCTCCCTCTTTTTCTGTTTTAACACGATATCGGCTGAGACTTCAACCAATTCCCCCTCGGCATGTTCGATCTTACGCGCCTCGGTGACGTAAACGTGGCCGCACTCTGGGCAAGCTGGGGCCGGTGCGTGGACCGCGTAACAGGACATGCACTGTTTTATCGGCAGCGCGTCGGACGGTTTCGACCGTTTCCCGCGCGGCGGTGCGTCTAGGCTCCAGTCCCTGATCATATTCGGCAGACCGTGCCGCAGACCGTTTCCCGCATGGTCCAGAATGATAGCGTGAGACTTACCATCAGACGTCCGCAGCGGCCGCCCGACCTGCTGTAGATACAGGCCGGTGGATTGCGTCGGTCGTAATAATATCACCGCCTCAATCGCGGGTACGTCGAAACCCTCACCGAACAGATCCACATTTGAAATCACCTGAACCCGACCCGCCTCGAAATCCTTTAAAACGGAATCACGCCGCACCCGATCCGTTTTTCCGTCGAGATGCTCGGCCCGATATCCTGCCGCCCGAAACTGGCCAACGACGTTCTGACTGTGCTGGATATTCGTTGCAAAAACGATGGCGCGTTTACCACGGCATAGGCGTTCATA